CAGGTCTGGTTCTGTTGGCTTTCCTTGGGTACAGTATGATATGCGCAGGTCGACAAAAGGTGATTATTTGGAACAACGTGCAGATGGAAACTGGTATTTCAAACCCTTGTCTTGTGATCCTATTGCCCATGAAATAATGAATGTTACGCAACAACAATTTGAGGATGCCAAACATGGAAAATATCATATTCATACATGTGTACCATATCTGAAAGATGAAACAGTTAAGTTGGCAAAAATTTATCCACCTGAAACTCGGAAAACAAGAGTGTTTTTCTCCATGCCCATGCCTTATCTGCTTAATTATCGTAGATTATTTGGCTCAGGGATGTGGAGAATGCACGAATTGTTTTCTATTTTACCACCAAAGGTTGGTATAAATACAACATCTTTGCAATGGCATACTTTATTCTATCAACACGCCAGAGTTTCAGATGGTGGATTTGCTTCGGATATGGCTAATTGGATGGAACAATACCTTTGGCATTTATCAGGAATGTCCCTCGTTTTTGGAATAGGATTTATCAAGCATGCGATCCGGATTGGAAGTTTGAACACGATCAACAAAGAAATGTATTTCATCATGCTTTAGAAGGTGCGTTTGTTGCCCATAGAGATAATGTATATCGATTACAACAAGCCATGGTCTCAGGATGTCCAGGAACAGCTATTGAAAATTCAGTTATGAATTGGGCTCTGTACTATGCATGTTGGAGAAGGATTTGTCGTGAGAAAGCACCTTATTTAGCATCGTATGAAGAGTTTCAGAAGCACGTATGTTTATCGGTATATGGTGATGATAATTTCTGCACTGTATCGGTTGAAGCACAAAAATTTTTCCATTTCAACTCATTTCGACAAGAAGCAGCAAAATTTGGTATAGTCGTTACATCTGCAGCAAAAGATGGAAAGGAAGTCCCCGATATTACACCTTTGATGGAATTGGAATTTTTAAAACGAAACTTCGCAAAAATTGGTCCATTCATTCTTGGCAAACTGAATAAG